ATATTCCTTCATACGTTTCAAAATTTATTCCGTCATCTAAATAATATTTGTAAAAATATTTTGAACCTGGTTTTAGGTTATAAATATCTAATGGTGATGATGAAACTGGATGTATTTTTCTCGCAATTATTGTTGGTGGCGGGGGGTAATGGGTTATTGTTCATTAGTAAAAAGTTTATTATATATTAAGGGGAACTAAAGGGAACTACGTTCTCTTTTGAACCCATACTAATAATGGTTCCCACTAAGTTTTCCCTCCTAAGGGAAGGTTCAAAAGGAAACCGTAGGTTTCCTTTAGAGAAAGACACTTCGAACCGGTCCAATCATCCCCACCTTATCATTGAACTCCCTATAATGCACATGGCTCTTCAATTGTTTTCCCGAGGGAACCACGTATTCTGTGCCCTTATTGAAAGTGAGTGTGGCAACTCCCAAATCATTGGCTAAAACAACCCCACTATTGCTGTAATCATCATAAGCCTGCTCCACCTTAGTGTCTGGGTTGGAACCCGGTTTGGCCGCCCAGAATGCAACCTTGGATCCAGGTGCAACTTTCACATCTACAGTGGTATCACCCACATTGGTTTTCAGGGGAACCACCGCCGAAGGCAACACAGTATCACCTAAAAAGGGGAGCCATGTGGTGCGGTCAAATGCGAGAATTATCGCGCAAATGGCAAATAAAGCGTAAATCACTTTGTCTACGAAACCACGTTTTCTGAAGACGCGGAAGAAAACCAAATTCAAATATTCGGCTAAATTGTAATCGAAAATCATCGCACCATAATGTACGGCGCCAAACAAAACAATTCCAGTCATAATCATGCGAATTGTGTATAATGTATAAATTTCCTGCATTTATATATTATTGGTGGAGAGAAAACCATTTTATTACCACCAAAAATGTAATAAAATGATAAAGTTGCTACCCGGTATAAATTTAAGGAGGGGGTCGTAGGGGGTTAAGCGAAGCGGAACGTAGTTCCCCTACATTAATCACGTTTAATATACGAAAACAGCGTCGAATACGTTGTCTCTACCCAAACCGACGCGAACGATACCATGAACAAAAATGCCTGTATAAACACAATGGGACCATTTGCCACCGCCAATTTAATCTCTTCAATGATTTGTATTCCAGTGTCGCCAAATCCAACAAACGAGAGAAGCAAAAGTGATGATGCAATATTTCCAACAATAAACGACATGTCAAAATTGCGTAAATTCTTTTTGTGACGTTTGTTCAGTTTCAAATCAAACGACTTCATCGATTTTGTTTTGAACCAATACGCTTCCAATATTCGTCCTAAACTGTATAAATTGAACACAATAATAGAGAACGCAAGTAACATAAAAATATTACGTACAATCGTGTTTGTTAAAAATGCGTTTTTGAAAGGTTGAAACCCAGACATAATCGCACTCGAATTTTGCAGTGCGATACCAAGAGAGAAAAGATAAACAATCGTTAGCATAATGTATCCAAAATACTTAAAATGCGGTTCTTTGACATAGATGAATGCAATAATATAGAAAACCATTAGGAACACGATACTTTGTCCGCAGTTTGCCATTTAATATAATCAAAGATTTAAAATAAAGTATATTTATTTTTTACGGGTGTTTTTTCTTGATTTGTGGGTGTTTTTTCTTGATTTGCGATTATTTTTTGTTGATTTGCGATTTTTACGCCCACCAAGTTGTCCACAATATTTCTTTCCTTTATTTGGGCAATTATAATTATGACTGATTATCCTTTCAGTTCCTCCTTCAACTGACTTACATATTGGGCATTGATATTTACCATTTTCTAATATATTTGGGTCATAACATATTTTATCAGCATTACTGTTGTCATTACAGTCAAGTTCACTAAAAACATGTTTATCATTATCAATACTTCCATTCTTAAATATATAAATATTATATGGGTCATGTATAGAACCTTTTTTTTCTACAGTTATATATTTTCCCATATATTTTCCATCATTCAGACACCTATAACATTTATCAACAACAAGGTCATTTGCTTTTATAACGTTTATTGTCTTAGACATTATAATAAATACAGAGAAAAAAAACTTATAACAAAATTTTATAAGTTTTTTTTTATTTTTTAATATGCGTGTTCTTAATCCATTCAATCAATTCTTCCGCATCGCAATTGCCAAACCCTTGGTCAAATCCTTTCAAATCAAAGAATTTGGGTTTTTTCATCTTCTCTGTTTTATAGAAAATATACGGACCAAATTTACCATTGCGAACGCTGAGCGACGGTGTTAAAACGCGCAGTACAGAGGTCGCCGGTTTTTCTTCTTCCAAGAATGGGATCACATCTTCTAAAACTATTTTATCAAGTTGTTTTTTCAGTTTGTTGAGAGAAACCTTTTTGTCATCTCCGTATTCCACATATGCACCAAATTTACCGGGTTTCAGTTCGATTTCATAATCATTCCAGATTCCCAGAATTCTTCTCTCTGTTTCCGCTAAATCCTCATAAGTATATCCACCGGCTTCCAACTTGGCAATGTCTATTTTGAGTCCCTTCTTTACCGATTTCAGCATGGGTTTGCCATCTTCGTTCAACAAGCTCTTGTGTTTTAAAAGAAATCCATCTTTAAAAAAGATGAGAGAATAGTTTTCGTCAATATTATAGACCTTTTTCTCTATTTTATTAAGTTCTTTCACCATCTTCTGTATCTCTGTATAAACATCTTTGCACACATTGTTCCAGCGTTCTTTGCCCGATGCCACTTGATCCAACCGTTCTTCCATTTGTTTGGTATAGTCGTAAGAGAAAAGGCTGTCGAAATGTTTCATCAGGAATTCTATCACCACAGAACCCATTGGGTCAATCACCAGCTTCCCATGTTCTGCGCCCATCGTTTTTTTCACGGATTTTGCAGTAGGTTCCTTTTCATCTGCACGTAAGAAATACTCGTGGCATTCAACTGTAATTCCTGGAACATCGGTTTTCTCTACATATTTTCTGGTTTGAATGACATCAATCAACATAGAGAAAGTGGATGGACGGCCGATTCCCAAATCTTCCAACTTGCTAATTAGACCCGCTTCCGAATACCGCGAGTGGCGATTGGTGAATCCGACGATGGATTGAACGTAATTGTAATTCACCGTTTTGTTTTTCAGGGCTTGGAATCGTAGAGACATGGATGAAATTATCTCCGGGCTTAAAGTTTTCTCTGCATTCGATTTCTCTACCAAATCCAAGAATCCTCCAAATTTGGGAATTTCAAAAGTGTATTTATACAAATTGTTTTTGGGCGCATCGATCTCTAATGGAACCATATTGAATGTTGCCGGCGCCATACAACTTTGCACTGTGTTCTGCCAAATCATTCTATAAACGCGTTCTATAGAACCTGTATTCTTATCCCCGATTAAAACCAGATTCTGCATATTCAGATTGGTTACGCGAATGGCCTCATGGGGGTTCTCTGTATCCGCATTTCCATTTGTTTCCATCAATGTTGGATGCACATGTTTGTCCGTCCATTTTCCAGAAATGTACTTGGTGGCGGTATCAATGAAAATCGGCGAATATTTGCGGTTCTCTGTTCGCATATAAGTGATATGACCCAATTGATAAAGTGTTTGGCAACATGCCATTGTTTCCTTCGCGCCAATATGCAATAGATTGTTGGCTTGTTGAAGTAAAGCCGAAGTATTGAAAGGTCGGGGTGGTGTTCTCTCCGACAACTTCTGAGGATAAACCATGAATTTATGTGGATGAGATGTAGAGAGAGAAAGGAATTCGCACACTTCGGTCTCTGTTTCAAATTCTTTTTGCAACTCGAACATCAGATTTTGCGGGAAAAAACACGCTTGGATCCGGTGTTTTTGCCGACTGTTCTCTGATTTCGTCTTTGCTTCCAGGTCATTTTCATACACAAGACGCAGTGCGGGAGTCTGACAACGACCTGCAGAGAGTGCATTCTGATTACTCTTGAAAACGTATTTCCATAAAAGTGGAGAGATGGTGAAACCCACCAGCAAATCCAAGACTTGGCGGGCTTGTTGGGCCCTCACCATATTCATATCGATGGTTCCCGGGTTCTCTACAGCTTTCAACAAGGCTGGTTTGGTTACTTCGTGGAACAGAATTCGGCGCGTGGTTAATATAGGCAGGTCAAACACTTCGCAGATATGCCATGCAATGGCCTCGCCTTCTCTGTCGTGGTCCGTTGCTAAAAGGATGTTTTCTTTGGGGAATGTAGAGATAATCGATTCCATCTTTGAAATGTGGGCTTTTTTGTCGGGATCTACTGTGTAAATCGTTTCAAAATCACCCTTGACATCAATGTTTTTCAAGTCGTTGATTACGCGGATATGGCCGTTGCAAGAAATGCACTTGTAATTAGAACCGAGATAAGTCTCGATGCTACCGCACTTACTGCTGGATTCCACGATTAATAAATATTTTTTGGATTTGCTAGACATTTAGGTTTGGTTACATAAACATGTAGAGAAATGTTTATGTATGTTTTATATATTTTCTCATTTAGCATCGCTTACCTTATAGGGATGTATCCGTAGGTTTCTTTTTACATGAACTTATCAAAGTATTGTTTGCTCACCAATAGAGAAATGCTGGCCATATTCCCATTACTGCGTTTTCGAGTACCCACCCGATTCACATAGTTGCAATAATGGACATATGCATCATAGGATGAAACTGTGTTGTTGAGAGAAGCATCCACAATTCCCATTTTATCTTTCAAATCATCCATTGCCATCTGGATATCCAGATTCTTGTCCCACATTGTGTTCCGCATCTTATAAACGTACTTGTCCGAGTCCATTTCCGTGTCCGGATAATAATAGGTAATCAAATCTGCAATCTGTTTTTCACTAATGTTGATAGATGGTTCTCTATTGTTCTCGCACCAAAACTTGAAAATGGATGCGATTTCACTCACTTCCAATTCCATCTCGGAATTGTCCGAAACCATGGTTTCGTCCCAGAATTGCAAGAACTTGCACACACTTGGCAAATATTTACTGTTTATCCCATTAAATGTATCCGTCTCTGCATCGTATTGTTTTGAGAATAACTCAGATAAACAACTCTTCAGTTTATTTGTGAAAACCACATTGGGCAAATTCTTGGATTCCAAGAAATGTTTCCACAGATAAAGCATATTTTTCCAAGTAATTTGCGTCGGTTTAAATGCGAATTCGTTCAAAACAATACCATTGCCAGTTGTTATCTTTGCAGTGCTTGGCGTTATCCGAATATATTCGGTGGCAAACATACTAATTAATGAGTCAGGCGTCATCTGTTTCAAGTAGAGAACCGAATTGATAAATTTATCATCATTGCTGTGCTTGACCAAATAGTTGTCCGAATTGCCATATCGGTTTGAATAGTGGCACGCCACGCACAATACATCCAGTCCAATTTCATTCAAATGGATTGTGCCGACGCTACTGTTTAGAACACGGATTTGCGAATAATTGTGTTCCGCGTGATACTTGAATTTGAACGACTGCATTAAATTGGTTCCGAACCACACTTGACTTAATGTATTCAGATTGTTGATTAATGTTTTGGCCGAAGACGAAATGATGTGGATCATCGTGTTCTCTTTGCGTAAGATGTTGTCACCTAATATAGTTAAAAAATATTTCGCCTCCACCTTTGTAGAGAACACAGCAGGATACAAACTGTTCAATACATGCTGGATTGTTACGGATTCGGGAATGGTCTGGTAAATGTGGTTGTCCTTGATGCGTTTCATAATAGAGACCTTGGTCTTGTGTTTCCAAGAAATTAGATTGCGGTCTTGACTCAGAGTTGATAATACGTGATAGAGAACATCATCCTCGCTGTTTTGCACATAGGTCTGGCCGTCATAGTAGAAAAAGTTCTCTGTGGTTGGATGGTAAAAATAGTGGTTGTGAAACATGAACGACTGGATAAACGTGAATTGTTCGGTTGTCAAATCTTCCATTCGTTGTGTGCGTTCTGTGTGATTGCGCTCAATGTTTTCGAGAGTTGTAGAGAGTTGATTACAAATATAATTATGGACTTTAGATTCCATGTAAGGGTCGGATTTGTATTTGTTGTAAATCTGGCCAACTTTTTCCAGAATTTCTTCTAAATGTTTTGACTCCATTTTTTAATGATAACAATATAAACTAATTTTTATATTGTTTTAACTGGAAACAAGAACTAAATTATTTATTTCTTGACTTTACGACAATATCTGCTTTTCTTGGTACTGATGTATTGGCAAGACTTTTTGGCGGTTCTGCAACGTCCGGCGGACTTCCTTCGGCATCTTACGGTTTTCTTGGGCATTTTATATTTTAAATAAAGAAAATAAAGGGAACAAAGGGAAACCTACGGTTTCCCCTTTGACCCCTTCCCTTTGACACTTTCCTTAAATTTTATTATTAGTATGGGATTAAAAGGGAACGACGAGTTCCCTTTATTATTTGTTCTTCTGGCTCTTGTTCTTCTTAACACTCTTCTTAACATAGCCGAACTTGCCCTTCTTGGCAAAGTAACCAGCTTTCTCTAAACGTTTCTCTTTCTTGGCGGTCTTGTACTTCTTCGCACTCACAATACGTCCCCACTTGTTCATCAATAAATTACTCTTAGTTAATCCACCAGTAGTCTTGTATGCAGTTCCATTCATTACTTGAATACGAGATCCGAAAAGCTCGGACCACTTTTTTCCATCAACGTGGTAAAATCCATCTAGCTGTCGCACAGGCTTCTTCATTTATAATATATAGTATATAAAAATAAAGGAAACCGTAGGTTTCCTTTTGAACCTTCCCTTAGGAGGGAACCTTTATTATGTTGTTAATTAGTATGGGTTCAAAAGGAGGGTTCAAAAGGGAACCTTTATTATGTTGTTAATTAGTATGGGTTCAAAAGGGAACCTTGGTTCCCTTTAATTTGTTAAAGGAATCACCGCCGGTCTTACTAAAGTTCCCTTAACTGTTGAACGATTCACACCCGAATTAACCAATTGTGAATAGCGTATCTTTGTGCTAATGTTCTGTTTTTCGGATGCAGTTTGTGTTTTGTCAAAAACAATGGCTTGTCTGTTCAAACACCACAACCGACTCGAACGCATAATCAACGATGAAGGCATATTTGTATTTAGTTGTGAAAAAAATAAGGGAAACCTACGGATTCAGCTTCGCTTCCGTCCCCTATGACCCCTTCCCTTTAAAAGGAAAGTCTACTTCTTTAGAATAAGCTTCTTGGGTGCAACCTTCGGTTTCTTCGGCACAACATTCTGCAAATCCTCGCGAATCTTCTTATACGCACTATATTTGGTTTCCAATGTATCTAATTCGCGCATCCACATCTGTTCCAATGTTGTCTGTCTGAGAACCTCAAGTTCCTTCATGGTTTCATCACGTTCTTTTCTCAACTTTTCCACATTTTCATTGGTTACGGAATCCATCGGCATTTTTACTAAATACTTGTACTCGCCATCGATTTTGTCAAACGAATGGGCAAGTAACATCGCATCTACTGCATCCGCACTCTTCCTTCGCAAATCAATCTTGTCAATCAGGTTGAATTCAATGTATCTCGCCTTGTTCGTTAGCAACATTGTCTTCTTGGATAACGCATCTAACAAATGGGTCTTACGCTTACCATACATTTCCAATCTGACAACATAGTAGTCGCGAATCAATTCTTCCACATTCTCGTACTTTTTGAGTTTTCGATCTGACCCAAACATATGAATATTGGATGTCTTAATAGTCGTGCTCAACTTCAACAACTTCTCGGCGCCATCCATTCCAATCTCGTCCAATTTGCCCTTGGGAAAGACTACTGTGAAATGAACATTGACTTCAGTACATAAAGATGTGAAATCCTTAATTGTAGGTGCAATCTTCTTGCCATCTTTATCAACACCTCCGTCCATCATTTCTTCCAACGTCTTGGTGTATTGCATCGTCCATTTGCCAATTGGCAACTCGGTAATTACAACAGTATCTGGCCCGGTACGTTCGAATACACCTTTGATTAAATACTTGTCTGCCTCAATCTTCTCGACGGTTCCCTTGAACCCCTCATAGTAAGGAACCAGTTCCTTCAAATCTTCTTCGCCCTTCAACATCTTCTTAATATTGGTAATTAAGTCGGAAGGATTGTATGGAGGAATAGAACACGAAAATCCCGTACCAATTCCCTTGATTCCATTGACCAAAGCAAATGGAATGATTGGTGCATAATACTCGGGCTCCACCTGGGTTCCATCATCATCCAAATAGTTGAGAACTGCATCATCCAAATCTGGAAACACGTATCGAGTTAGCGGATTGAGTGCCGTAAAGATATATCTTTCCGATGCAGAATCATCGCCACCTTGCAATCTGGTGCCGAATTGACCGTTGGGCTCCAGCAGATTGATATTGTTTGACCCCACAAAAGTCTGTGCCATATTAACAATCGCACCGTTCAAACTCGCCTCACCGTGATGGTACGAACTGTTTTCGGAAACGTATCCGGAAAACTGCGCAACCTTTATTTCACTGGTTAAATTACGCTTGAATGCACTGAACAAGATTTTACGCAAACTAATTTTGAGACCATCAACCATTGATGGAATCGAACGCGCGCAATCATAATTGCTGAAATGAATCAACTCATTATCTATGAAATCGCCGTAGGAAACAGTTGGTCTGCTTGTGTCTAAGAACGAATCTTTATTGTATTTCTCGATGAGCCACGTCTTTCTATCATTGGCTCGCTTATCATTGAAAACCTTATCAATAACGTCATCGCTGTTCTCATACACGAAATCCACGATTTTCTTGTTAGCAAAGTACTCCTTGAACTCGTCGGATTTGGATGTTCCCAAACCCTTAAAATACTTGATTTTCCAAGTTGCCGAATCAGCCGTCGCGGTTTTCCACGTATTGTATTCGCCATCATTGTAGAAGGAAAGCGTTTTACCGCCTTTGGATGCACGAAGAATTGGCGTATTCATAAACGAAATGAACCCGGGTATCATAGTAAGCGATTTCCACTCACAATGGAACAGGTTGATGCACAACCCTTTGATATGCGAACCATCCGTATCTTGGTCACACATAATCATGATTTTCCCGTATCGCAAATGCTGATTTACATCTTCAATCGTTTTGTATTCACGTCCGTTTTCTAGACCCAATATTTTCTTCAAATCCGTAATTTCTTTGTTGTCAGTTATTTTCTTGATGGACTCGCCACGCACATTGAGAAGCTTTCCTCGCAAAGGATAGATTCCAATAATATTGCGGTCTTCGGAAGACAATCCGGAAACAATACCGGACATAGCACTGAGTCCCTCGCATAAAATTAAGATGCAGTTGGATGATTGCGAAGTTCCACTGTGATTGGCATCCATGAAATTCTCGATTCCTCGCACAGTCTTCGTCTTGGAACCATCCGTTTTCTTGGCAGCATTGTTCTTCTCCTTGGCCTGTGTTAAGTCGCAGGCGGTTTCCATTACACCCATCTTGGCAACTTTCTCCACAAATCCGTCGGTAACAGAACACGATGATCCAAACTTATTGGATGGCGTATTCATGAAATCCTTGGTCTGACTATCGAATGCAGGGTTCTCAATATCGCAACGCAAGAATAGAATGAGTTGTTCCTTGATAGCTGCCGAATTCACGCGCACCTTCTTCTTCTTCTCAATGTAATCCGCCAACTTTCTAACAACCTGGCCGATTATATACTCCACATGCTTTCCACCCTTGTAGGTGCAGATGCCATTGACAAACGACACCTGTGTGAATTCCTGGCTGGGTGCCAATGCAACTGCATACTCCCAACGTCCGCATTCGGACGCCTCATATACACGTTTTGCGGAGGCAATGTACAAATCAATGTATTGCTGGAAATTCTTAATGGCGGATGGAACTCCATTGTACGCAAACTTTATCTTTTTCTCAGACTGGTCAGTAACCGCACAAATATCGTAGAATCGCTTCTTCATGAGTGCAATCATATCCGGAGTTAGATTGTTGATACCGAATCTGCGATAATCGGGCTTGAAAGACACCTTGGTATATGGCTTAGTTCCCTTAACCTTGGTAATCACTGGTTCCGAAATGATGTCCAAGTTTCTGGTGAATGTTTGCACATACTTGAGTCCGCGAATATGGTCAAAGGTTTCAACACTTCCTTCGGAAGACCAGATTAAAACCAGCTTGAATCCGAAACCGTTCTTTCCACCGACAATGCGCTTCTCGTCCTTGTCGTAATTGGTGGAAGTACGCAATTCGCCAAATATCATTTGAGGAATCCATACATTGTACTCGGGGTGCTTTGCAACGTCAATTCCGTTGCCGTCGTTCTCCATTGTGATAGTTCCGTCCTCGGAAATATCAATATTGATGTATGTCACCAATTTAGTATCCTTCTCACTTACCTTGTGCTTTTGAATCATACGAATTACATGGTCTCTGCAATTGACAACACCCTCGTCGTACAATTTGTACA